ATTTGTTCTAGTGTTATCAGTTGGCTCTTGCGAAACTGCAACAAAACCATTCTGAGGAATTATGTAATCTGCACCACTTACTGTTACTGTTAAAAATTTTGCCATGTCTTATCCGTTTGTTATTTGTGTTACCGCTATCGGTAGTTTAACCTCAATAAAAGATTTAGTATAACCCTTACTTGACACTTCCTTTATAGCGGCTACAATAGCGTTCCTATTCAAACCTAAAGAGTCAACAGCATGTGTTATTATTATTTGGTCGGTGGTTGAGTCCTTTAAGTTGTAAAACAATTGCGTTTCAGTTGTTGGGTTAAGAGCACTAACAGTTACAAACTTAATGTCTGATACATTACACAAAACGTACATATCATCAGCGTCGTTGTATATATTTAAAAACTTCTTCATAATTATAATATTGATACGTTTGTTATATTATAAGGCTTAGGTATTCTATCTGTAATGTCTACAACAGCATTAGTCCAATGAGTTTGAGCTAACTCCACCATCTCGTCTTGAATAAACTTAGTTAAAGCGTTTTCATCAAAACCACTTACAGAATCGTATGTAAGAACCAAAGTATCACGAACATTGTTGTTTTTAAGAAAAATGTATGTCTTTATGTCTGATTCTTTTCTACTAAAAACAAAACCATCTGCAGGGATTAAAAACTTCCCTTCAACACCTGTATCTATTGTTAAAAATTTTGCCATAATTATTGTATTACTATTGATGTTACAGTTGCAGGTAGCTTTACATCTATTGTTGCTTTAGAGTAAGACTTACACATTAATTTTTGAAATGCCGTTATAACGACGTTTTTAATCTCTCTTTTGGTTTCATCATTAACTGAACCATAATTTACATTTACATTATTTTTAAAATCATCTGTTACGCTGTAAAAAAACTCTAAAGTTGTAGATGTACTTAAAAGAAAATTAACTTCGTCAGCATTAATAGCTACATACCTTGACTCTGAGTCGTTGTATATTTTTAAAAACTTTTTCATCGTATTTCTGCAACTAAGGTTAGTGGAGATGAAGATGTAATGTTTACAACCGCATTTCTCCAATTCGTTTGAGCTAAGTTAATAAATTGGTCTTGAATAAAGTCAGCTATTTCATGACCTGACTGAGACGCGTGTGTGAGCCTTATTTGTTCCTTGTCGTTTGCCGAGATGTAGTACAAGATTGTTGATGTAGCATCAAATTTTTTAGCCATAATAAAACCATCAGCAGGGAGTAGAAAACTCTGACCTGAGTTGTTAAATGTTAAGAATTTTGCCATCGTTAAAAAAAATATTAGATGATTAATAATGAAACAAAGATAGCAAAAAAAAAGGAAGCATTTCTGCCTCCTCTTTTACTACTTGGTCTCTGCGACCTTCTCTAAGAACTCAAGGACATCAAGCCCCTCATCGCTCTGTAAATATGATGATACCACATACAACGGGTCCTCACCGAAAGGTATTGTCAGCATACGCTTCTTGTTGCTTGGTGTATTAAAGAATACCTCCTTCTTATTGTTTCTAAACGTCAACACGCTCTTATCAAAGAACGACTGAACCTTGGAGTCAATCTGAAGAGAAGCATCTCCTACAACCGCTAAGAATGCGTGCGGGTCCTGCTTAGCGAATAAAAGTATATCCCTTCTAAGTTCTGCCGATGTGATATTGCTTGGGTCTGTACCAAAAGCTACACGGGTTACAGCCTCTATCTGCTCTATTGAAAGCTCGCGAGCTGCAATCAATGCGTCAACCTCTACGTTAAGGTCTTCTACTATCTCCTTAGCCTCTTTAGCTTTATCAATGGTAGCGTACTTAACACCATTAGACGGGTGTATCTCTAAGAACTTCTGTAATACCTGATTTGTTTTTGGAACTGTAAGGAAGCCGTCATCGAATATGATAGGCTCTAATATTGCATTCCCATCTTGCTCATCCTCAAACGGACTCTTTTGGTTTCTTGCGTATCGAAGGGCTCTGTTCTCACCTTTCTCCTCATCAAACCATAGCAATGGAAATCTTCTTGTGTTTCTTGATGCGAGCATAAATGATAATGGTACACTGCTACCTAATAACTTATACTGCTTGTCTACGTACTCTACTGTTTTTTTCATTTGAATTTAATTAGAATTTAAAAAAGTAAAAGAGAGTCCGTTATAACGGACTCCCTTTTTAATATACTACTCTTGGAATAAGAAGAAGTTGTTTGCACCTAAGGTACATACAGCTCTCTCAGACAAGAAGTTAACCTCCATTGCATCCAAGCTAGAAGTAGCTGCGCCACCTGCTGAACCTGTAATCCAAGTCTTGTAACGTCGGTCTTCAGTTTGTGAAGCACGGTAACGTACATGTAAGAAAGGACGCTTAGCGTTCTTACCTAAGATTTGGTCATACACTGAAGTTGAACCTGCAGGAACTAACAATCCGTTAATTTTTCCTGAACCTGCTCCTGATGGTAAACCACCACGCATAGTTGGGTCATTCAAGTATTTCCAATCAGACTTGTAGAAGTCATACCCTCTTCGGAATCCTGTGAATCCTAAGTTAAGAGCCATCTCTTCGTCATTGTCAAATAGTCCGTAAGACGTACCACCTGCACCGTAAGAGTTCTGAGCAGCTAACATGTCATCAATGTCGAATCCAAACTGACGGTCAACGAAGATTACGTTCTCCTCAATAGAACCTTGCTTGTCAAGACGTTGGATAACAGCGTCAAAGTCACCCAATACGTTAGGGTTACCACCTGACCATACGTTACCTCTGTTCTCTACTGCGTAGAACACACCCTCAGAACCTGCTCCTGTTGGAGCTCCTGCTGTAGTAGTATTATTACCTAGTGCAGCTTGAGCACCTGAATTAACTGCTGCAGGAATTGCTTCTAGCATAGCTGTTTCTAGGTAGTCATCAAAACGAAGACGAGTTTCGTGCTCAGACTTCAAGTACCAAAGGTATCCTGTAGCACCGTTCTCTGTAGTAACCTCAACCCATCCGATTTGAGCCATATCAGAACCTGATACTGCGTACTTATCTTTAAGGATAATTGGTTTGTTTTCAAAGAATACGTCATCAGCTTCCAAAGAACCTTCCATACCCAATGTTCCTTTCTTGAACTCAGAACCGTAAACAAAACAAGTAAATGTTGCTGCTGCAAAAGTTACTGAAGCATCGTAGAACGCTGCAACGAAAGTCCCGTTTGCTGTGTCAACAGAAGTTACAACTGCTTTAAAGTTCTGACCACCCGCATTGTTGGTAAACATAAGAGTTTGACCGGTACGAATAGCGATAGCACCTGAACCCGGAGATAAAACGTCATTAACTGTAAATGTAGCTGTATCTTGAGCTCCTGTAGCGGTTGTCGTTACGTCTACGTATTTAGTGTGAAGCCTTCCTTGCTCAGCCCATTTGATAAGGTCTGAGTTAGTTGGCATCTCTGCTCCTACCAATCGTAGGAAAGATGCTACGGTACGGTTACCATAACGCTCGAATTCCTTCTCGTAAGTATCCGGTAGATACTGATTCAAGAAGTTAAAATCTGTAATGTAGTTGCTACTTGTAGCAACCTGTTCTGCACTCGGCTGTAAATTAAAGCCCGGAGTGCCCTGTACTGAACCTGCCATTTTTTTGTTTTTTTAAGATTATTTTCTTTTAATACTTCTAATCTTTAAACCTCGACCTGAGTCGTTACTCAAAGATTTATACTGTGTTCCTGATTTAACAGTTGAAGCAGGGGCGTTGCGAGTTGTCATATTAATATTCTTAGTCTTCCTCATAACATCCTCTGTTGCGTTTGCTTTACCCTGCTCATAAAAAAATTGAGCAAACTTCTCAGGATTCATTGCAACGGCTAGTGCTTTGTGGTATCCTGCAGCGTCATTCATAAGTCCGTTATCATCCAAATACTTGTTAACAAAATTCATTGGTGATAGCTGAGCTTTCTTTACTTCCTCTGCACTACCCGGATTAAAAGTGATTTGGTCTTCCCCAATCTTGAAATCAAAACCTTTGAAATCATTGCTGAAAACCTCGTCAGTCTTTTGTGAGAACCACTCAGACTTTCTTTTTGTCTCCTCTTGCTGCGTTGCCGCCTCATTCAAATACTGCTTATACGCTTTGTACTCCTCATTCTCGCTTTCAGAGATAGCTTCCTGTCTTGACTCAAGTGGTTGCTTGTACATCTCCTGCTGCTCGGTAAAGTAGTTCTTAGCCTTAGCAATAGCTTTTTTCTTTGCTACCTTGATTTTCTTAATATCCGACTCTTCATCCAAGTCTGCATCGTAGGAATACTCATCCATCAACGACTGAATGTCGTCATCGTCAAGAGCTGTTTCCGTAGCCTTAAGATAATCTCTTAGCAAAGATTCAGGGTTTACCTCATCAAAGTCCTGTTGTAATTTAACATAGTCACTGATGCCTCGCCCTGTTTCTTTTTTATACTTAAAATAAGCAGCCACATCCTCAGGTAATTCTTCTTGAGCTTCTCGCTCTACAAACAACTCATCTACTGATGTAATCTCCTTATTGTATCTTTCTTTAATATGTGAAAGAACTAGCTCCTCGGTAATGCCTTGCGGCTCTTGCTGCTCAACCTCTTCGGTTTGCGGTTCTTCTATTACCTGAGTTTCTTCTGTTGGTGCTGAGTCCTCAAACTGCTCTTCATGCTTTTCTAGCAATTCCCCTTCCACCTCCGATGTAGACTTCTGCTCTACACCGTCTAACGCTTTTACTTTAATTTCCATTTGATTTGATTTTATGCAAAGTTAAACAAAATTTATTTATATTTTAGACGCTTTTCCTTGTCACCTTACCGGCCTTGGTATTGGACACAAACTGCTTTGTTCTTCCGTACTTCTTTTTCTTCTTAGCCGTTGAAGCTCGTTCTGCCTTACTCATGCTGTTAGCTTTGTTAAGCGGTAAGCATCTATCAGGGTTCTTCTTATCCTTACTAGTACCGCACGCTCCTTTAATAGAACCGTCAGTCCCTATGCGAACCCATTTCTCATCTCTCCACTTCTTAAGCTCACCCATTAGTACTTTGGTTTTTTAGGCTTCTTCTTTTTAGTTCCGTATGCTGCCATTACTTTTTAGATTTTTTAGCGTAGTTAGGGTCTTTACAATATTTGCTTGCAGCCATGTTTGCATAAGCTGAAGGGTATCTATCGAATGTTCTTTTAGCCCAAGCAATCCCTGCAGGACATATCTTATTCTTTTTTGTTCTACCTTTTGTCGCCATACTACCTTGGGTTAAATTCAGCTAAATCAAACCCATCTAAACTATCCTCATTAGATTCAAAGTTCTGAGGCGGTAGGTTGTTCTTACGCTGATTTATTAATTTACTCTGCTCTGTGTTCTGCTGACTAATACGAGCTGATTTAGCGTCCTCTCTTTGAGATTCTCTTTGGTCTAAAGCTTGCTCAGATACACCACGTAGCTGCATGTTAAGACTAAACTCTTTATCCATTAGCATGGATTTAAGCTGAGCCTCATTATTCATCTTCTCAATTTCAAAAGCTATCTCAGCTTGCTTGAGCTGCATCTTAGCCTGACTCTCTGCTTGAATCTTTTGCATAGCTACCTGAGACGCCATTTCTTGAGATTTTAATTGTTGCTGAGCTGTCATGGCCTGCTTCTGCATAGCCATCTTCTCGTCACGCTCTTGCTTCTTAATTCTCTTTACTTTAAGTAATTGATTAGCGAGCTTTAAATTTCTTATCTCTCTAATATCAATAGCGTCCTCTAGGTTTATATCACCCTTAGATAAAGCCATCTGTATATTCTGCTCAAGCTGAGCCTTTTCTTCTTCATCAGGAGATACCTCAATGAAAACTCCAAAGTCATAAATGTATAGACTGTTAATCTCGTTTAGGATGGACACGTTGTATTTACCTATCTGATTAACAAACTCATCTTTAAAGTCAGCATACTCTAGTATATCAGAAACCCTGTACGTCAAAGCTTCAGCTAATGTTTTATACATATAAAGGCTACCATCTAGAATGTGCCTTGTAGCTGTGTTAGAATTTAACGCTGCTAACTTTTGTACACCAACCAAAGAATTAGGGTCGGGTGTAGAACCGTCTCTAGCTTCATTTAAGCCTGTTACAGCTCGAATCATTCCTAGGTAATGGTTATAGTTACCAATAAGCATTTGCGTCTTACTAGCACCTGAATTTGACGTTAGCTGCTGAATAGGAACTTTACCTTGATTGTAGTCACCATCCTGCGTGTAGCTCCTACCAATTACACTACCTGTTTGGAAGTATAATCTTAAAGCATCCTCAGGGTTATACGCGCTACCTGTTCCAAGGTCTACCTCATTCAGTCCATCCGCATCAATATAAACACCGTCAGGAACAACTCTTGATATTACCTGCTGAAGCTTTAGATGTGTCATCTGAATCAAATCAGCAAAAGGAATCATTCTTCTTACTAAAGACTCAATATTTCCTTTATACATCCTAGGAGCTACGGCTACATAGTTAGGGATAGCGTGCTGACTAGCAGACTTAGGCCTAACCATATTCTCAGCCATTTCCCATTTAAGTAATATGTTTGTTCCCATAACCATAACGCCTTCGTACCAAACGTCAATAGTTTTTTCTACCTTCTCGAAGTTACCCTCATCCATCATCTCCACGGGTGGGTTGAATTGGTCATCCTTCTCAATCATCTTAGAACCACCATTGTCATATACCTTTTTCTTGTAGACAATCTTTTTAGTTGTCTTATAGTTAAAGTACATTAAGGTAGCTGTGTCCTTATAGAAAATATCATTCTCGTAAAACTGAGCCGTGTTGTAGTAGTCATACCAACTCTGACTGTGCTGAGAGATTTTTTCTAAATCCTCATTAGTAAGTGATTGGTCAATCTTAATTAACTCAACAATAGGTACAGTTTTAATCTCACCCCAATAAAAACAATCTTTAAAGTGTGGGTCTTCGGTGTAGCTGTACACCACATTCGCAGGGTCTACATAGCTTACCTGAACTCCTGCACCCGGTAAAAACTCATGCTTTGCTACACCTATACCTAAAACGGTAAGGTCGTAGTCAAATCTTTTTCGTAGGTCTGCGTACTTATTCTCTGAGAATAAAGTATCAATAGCAGTCTCCTCAGCTATTTCAATAGCCGGCTTGTAGTTTAAGTTCATGTACAAGGAAAGCTCCTCGTCATTCTCAGGTAAGTCGTCAGGCTCCATAGTAAACGGGTTCATACCTGTGTTCTTCTGTATCGTCTCAAGGATTGGTTTAGCAACCATCTGACCTTGAATCATTTCCTGAAACTTACTTCTATTCTCTTGTGATATTGCATCCTCAGCGTAAGCCTTAACCTTAAAAAGTCTGTCAGACATTCCGTTAACAACGATGTCTACAAACTTAGGAAGTATAGGCACGGGAGTCCAATCAAGGTTTAAATATGAAAGGTCACCATCAACGGCAAGCTCAGTCTTATATTTAGCAACAGACTGCTCACCCCTTGCGTATAACCTTAGCCTATGAAAGTCTCTCCATTGGTCGTAGTATCTACATGAATTACCATCTCTCTTGAACCATTCGTACTGTATTGCTTGACCTATCTGTATCCCAAATTCTTCAGTTGCTTTCTCTGCATCTGAAACAAATTGACTAGGAAAACCTGCAGCCGATATGTTTACATTTACCTCTTTCATCTATCTTAGTAATTCACTGATTGACCCTTTGTTATTGTATCTAGCAAAGGTAACACTTATTTTTGACTGTTTTTGTTCGGGCTGATACGAGCTTTTCTGATTAGCCATGATAGCTAACCCTGAGCTAATCGAGGCATCAAACTTTGTTCTATTGTTAATGTCAAACCTAGCCCAATCCTCAAGAGTTCTAGCAAAAGGCATTGAGCCCATTTCATCAGAATCCCTATACGCACCACTCATATCTATACCGACATGCTTCTCTATGTACGACTCAATAGCTGAGGCATGTGATTGCTTTACGTCCTCAGACGAGTTAGGTATTCCTCCTAACTCTTTCTCTGTTTTTGAAAGCTTATTAAATACCTTGTCAGGCCTATTCATTGAGTAACCTCTGTAGCCTCTATTCTTAAAGTGATACAAGAGCCTTGGTTTATTGTTCTCACAAAGAAGTGGCATGCCGTAGAATATACACGCCATCAGAACCTCCTCAAAAAATATCTCTGCAGTCTGCGGCCTAGCTATATACTCTAAGAAAAACTCATTGCTAGGTGCCTCATCCATGTTAAACTTAGTAAGCCCATGCAAAGAGCCGTTAGACCCTTTACCGCCTACCGTTCCTGATATATCATAGGAGTCACATCCAAATGAACCTATATGCTCATTACCCGGGTACTTGTTGCCTCTCTTACTTACAGACCTGTTCTGAAGATTCTTATTAGGAATCCAACTTACCAAGAACCTACCACGAGTATCGGGGCTAAATACAACCTCAGTATCCTTCACCCCTCCCTTCCAATGAAATGAGCCACGCGTTACGTGGTGCTCTGTAATCAATGAATCGTTATAGTCTATCTGCTGATATATCTTAGTAAGATTAAACAACGACGACTTGCTTTCATCTCTAAAAGCGTGCGACTCTGTTCTAGGAAACTGTCTGTAGAATTCATTTAAAGCGTCAGCGTCACTTTTAAGTGACTCAACCTCAGCCTCCCAATAATCTACAGCTCCATTACTTATCATCTCACCATCAACACCTAACACAGGCTTCTTAGGTTTTTTAAATACAGGCATGCCGTATCTATCAATAAAACCTTCCATGTTCCATTCCATAGGAATAAACAGTGCGTACATACCACTCTTAGTCTGCCCGTTGGCATTCCTAGTATTTACATCAGAGTCTTCGTAAAGTTTCTTAAAGTTGTTACCACCCTTAGATAATGCATTGGATGTAGAACCCATCATACACTTACCGATAATCTTACTACCCAAACGTAGACATGTTTTTGTTACACGCCAATTATTTAAGATGTTGTTCGGCTTAATCCATTTACCACTCTCATCATGTACTAGCAGTAATAACTTCTCACCATCATAGGAGTTGTCATCCGTATTTTTCCAATCTATTGTAGTATCCAACCCCTCAAGCTCCTCAGCCTCAGTGTCGTACATATTCTTCTTAGTAATCTTAGATGCAGGAATTCTAAAGGCAAGCTCTGTCTTTGGCTTATCCATACCGTCCATGATTGGCTTAAAGAAGAAAGGTAGTCTACTGTTAATAGGCACAACCTTGTCGGTAAACATTTTCTTAGCATCCGAACCTGTTTTAGATAGTATACCTACCCTAGAGTCTTTTGCTAGCGTACCCGTATTCACTGCTTCCGAGGACCCCATAAAGGAAAATCCTGAACGTCTTATCTTAAGGTATGTCATACCAAAAGAACGCTTGTCAGCTTTTGACGCCTCCCAAAAAATAAAAAATATTCTGTTAGCTTCTCGATAGTCGGGATAACCTACATCTATACTAGTCCATTGAAGATACATATAGTGTGAACCTGTTATGTAGGTCGGGTCACCATGATTCATAAACCAATGCCCCTCCTCCCTTCTATCAAACTCAGACTCTATATAGTCAACCCATCTATCCTTAAAAGGTGACGGCATCTCATTCCATTGAAATATAGAGTTTATTTTTTGTAGTTCTTTTGGAAACTCTTGACGCTCCCAATACTGCTGTGATTTTGCGTTATGTCTTTTATGGCAATCCTTAGGTGCAGGCGGTAACCCTATTCGTAGCCCTGAGATTTCAACTACCTCACCTACCTGCCCTGTCTTAGAAATGTTTATAAAGTCATACTCCTCGTTGTACCCATACAACCAACTTCGGCTACCATTCTTTTTCGATAGTGGCCTTGAGGGAATGTAATCGGGAATAACACGATATAAGTTATTTTGACCTTCGTTCTGCAAATCCTTGTTTAGTGTCTGTTCTATTAGGGCCTTTAGATTCTATATCTAAAGTTTCCTGCTCGCTGTCAATTCTTTTTAATATCTCAAAAGCATCGAATATAGAAAGCTTCTTTGATGCTGCTGCGTTTTTTAACTTATCCGCTGCAAGCTCATCCATAGGGTCAGGCTTTATAATATCCTCCTTCGCAACCTTAATGAGTTGCTTGACAGCTTTATAACCCGCCTCTATAATTTCCTTACGTAAATCTTTTGAGTCCATACTATAGCTTCATGGTTACCTGATGGTCGAATACTCTGTAAAGGGTTTTATCATCTACCTTAAACTCGTACTCACTATCAGGACTGAAGGTAACCAAGTCACCTTCCTTTATGTCCTTTGACTTTAAGTAATCGTTAGGGTACTTAACACGACCTATTAAGGGTTCGTACTTACACGACTTATCTATAAAGGTTTCTACAACTGCTACAGGCTCTATAAAACAGAACCTATCGTGGCTATTCCATTTACCATCCTGCTTGTATAAATAAAATTGGTCGTTATCTACAAAGAACAAATCATCCTTAAAGTAACTCTTACCACTCTTACGCCTACCCTTCATGTCGTTGTAGAACTTAAACACGTTGTGGTGCACAAGCAGTGTATCCCCAATCTTTATATCCCCTGTATATCCTACAGGTGTCTCGACAACAATAGCCTCTCGGTTAGAGAACTTATGGTCTTCCTCTGATGTGCTAACCACAAACTCCATCCCTCCAATACTCTTGGTGTTGTTATATCTCTTCCCTTCTAAAGGGCGTACAATAAAATTAAATGGAGACTTCATTACGACCCACAGGCTTCACAGTCCTCGTCATCAATGCTGCAAGCATCAGGCTGTTCTTGGTCTTCTAAGTTGTTTACCCATGAGTCAAACGTATCTTTTGCTGACTCTTCTGATTTCTTAAGTTGCTCTAAGGCATCTTTTTGGTCTTCGCTCATCTTAAAAATTTATATTGTACTCGATTGAAATTGGCATATTTGAATTGAATTCTTTCCAAAGAAGAATCTCATCCTCCCTCTGAATCCAAACTTTTATAGATTGAGAATCCTTATCTTGCTGAATAAGATGTATCTTGTGAGAGCTGTTAAGTATATCCTGCCCTACGAGGTAATGCATAGCTCCCGACTTGTAGTCAGGGCCTACAGATATTTTTCTAATATCCATAACTCTAGAATGTAGATAAAGCTACTCTTCTCCAAGTATCAGTGGCCACACATATATATAAATGTGTTTCGTTTGCAGCAATCTGACCTTTAGTCCCTGTTGATGTTAAAGTTGAGGGAATACTAGCACTATTAAATAAAGCTAGCACGCCACCTAATGTGAAATTTTTAGTAGCATTAAGAGCTGAAGTTTCTGTACCTATTAACTTATCCGTTAATTCTGCGGGTGCTGCTTGGTTATATGAGCTAATTTTTGGCATATCTTATTTTTTTTCAGAAGGCTTTACCTCCCCGGTTTTCATATCTATCACTGAGTCTTGACCGTACTTCTTTATCAATAAATCCTCAAAAGATTTTGACTCTTTCTGAATCATTGTAACCTGCATCATTAAAGCTTGCTGACGTAAGACAGTTTCTCCCAACTGCATCTTACATTCATTGTACTTCTTCATAGACTCTTGTAGCGTGTCTAACTCCTGTTGTTCTAACTTTTTCATTTGATTTAATTTAGTACAGCAAAGATACAAATTAATTTTTCATGGTTTACTTTTTTGAAGAGCCACCAAAGAAGAAATCAATTATCGTATTCACCTTACTACTCATAGCACCAAACACCGTACTAATAAATCCTATCTCGTAATCTGAAAGCTCTAGTGTGTTAAGTACAAAATACTTAAACATCGTGTAAGACAAAAAGAAATAAGCGACTGTAAATATTATCGCTAATACCTTCTGTATAATAGCATCATCTTTATATATCTCTCGTGCACTATCTCGGTCTTTAACCTCGAGGGCAAACATATCTTTCTCATGCTCCTTAACAGCTTTTTTAAATTGCTGCTTAAGCTGTATTCTTTCTTCATCTGTAGTAACTACTTCGTCAATAATTGTAGAAGCTTGTCCTACGAGGCTTTGTATAATTGTTTTTATCATAATGCTTTTATGTTGTCGCTTGGGTGTCTGTAAGCCGTCTTGTTGTTGTCGTCCTTATAAGCCTCTAACACTTGCTTACGGTTCTTAGTTTCACTGTAAGATATATGAATCCACGAGTAATCAAACTCATTAATCATTTGGTCGAACTCAATATCGTTATCTAGAATATAGTCGTAAATTTTTTTATTATCCATCTGACCTTTTGACCAATGTTGGATGTCCACCGCTTGACCCTTACAATGCTGACTGCGAGAGCTTCCGCCAATCGCCTCATTGAGTGTCGGGTTGCGATAACCACTACTAACCCTGATAGCACCAACCCCATCACGAACAGGCTGTACCACACCTCTGACAAGGAGTTGGAGATTCTTAAGATGGTCTTTCGTAGGTTCATTCTTTATCCCTAATCTTTTAGCTGTATTGCTATGCGTTATTTCAGACAATACAAAGTTCTTACTTAATCTCATCTACTTGATTTTTTGCTTGGGTTATTTCTAATTCTTTGACTACAGTTCTTAAGTAATCTACGTCTTTTTGAAGATACGAAATTCTAAGGTCTTGTTTTGCGTCGTCAGGCAATGCACCCATCTCACCACGAGGCCATTTAATTCTAAACTCTTCGTTTAGATGTACAGCATCCTGCATGCGAACCACATCTAATTGTAGTTGAGCTATCTCAGCGGTCAGTGTAAACCATATCCCTGCCATAGAAACTATACCTATGACGATACTGATAAGCGTCTTTATATCTAGATTAATCTTAGAGCCTTCCGATATGTTTAACTTATCTTCCTCCACAATAAACGTAGCTTAATATTACTGTTGATAATACTACTGATGAGCAAATGGTAATCATTGTTTTAATTATAAATCGTTGACAGCTGATTGTACTTGTTCTTTAGTCGCGGTTACCTTTAACATAATGTTTGGGGCAAACCTATACTTTTCCTCTCCGTTCTTAAATATTATTAAGGTTGGAGCTGCGGATACTTTAAATCTTTCTAAAAGTGACCTATCTCTTTTTATTATATGTCTATAAGCCCTGCAATTATTTAACTCATGTAGAAATAATATTTCATTCCCTCTATTCCATCCTGCCCAAAACTCCACTACTGTAACACCTCTTCGTATCTCCCAATCAAAGTTATCGACCCCTATTGAGGATTGACCCTTTGCTGTTAAGGGAGTTAATGAGAAAAACAATGTAAGTAGAATTTTATTCATACAGCTTTTCTTTGATGAGCTTTATGTCATCCTTCATTTCCGATACATCCTCCTGAGTAGACATAATAGTCTGACGAATCAGTTGGTCCTTCATATCAAACTCTATCCTTGTAATCTCAGGGTCAGTAGGTTTAGGTAACTCTTTTGCTTCTGCTATATCATTCTGCAGAGTGAACCACATCGCTACTAGGCTAAATATAAAAAACCCTACCATTCCTAGGGATTCAAAGGTTAAACTAATATCTGTATCCTTTCCTAATTTCATTAGCTTACCATTTTTCTTTATTAGCCCAATACGCTGCAGAGCATTTTCCTTTAGCTATATTCTTTGCATGACGAGCTTTGAAAGATTTTCTTTTAGCTCTCATCTTACTTCCTTCTCCTGCCTTAGGCTTTCCTGCGGTGCTAGCACCTTGCTCACCAAAGCGTATAGTCTTTATTTTCCCGTTGCAGTTTGTAACCACGACGTGTGACTTACTCTTGTGAGATGGTGTTCTCTTAGGTTTGTTTAAACCTCTAACACCTGCCCTCTTTATTGCCGATTCTTTCTTTGCTTTATTTATCATACGTAAATAATTTCGTAATCCCCGAAGGTTGTGTTAGTATCCCAATTCATTATCTTGAACCATTAGGGTTATAAAAAAATGTTGCATCTACCTCTATTCCTAACCCACCTCCAACAGGATTAACGGGAAAGATAAAAGCTAGGTATCCTTGGTTTGTTATTGTTCCGGAATTTCCGGGGTTGGATGCAATGTAGCCTTTTCCTACTATAACTGATGCAGGAATATCAAACGAGTGCCACTTACCGTCTCTTGGTAAATAATAATCTTCAGGGCCTCCTTGTGATGAGCCAAATGTTAATATAGCTTGACTATTACTTATCCCACCTAACTCTAACTGAAATGCAAAATCTTGCGTTGCTTTAAGAGCTACATGAAAATTAAATGTAAAAGAACTAAAATTTGCAGGAACGAAAACAGGTGTACTTCCAACAGCGTATCCACCGCCGCCCCATCCTTGAGCTCCCGTTGTTTGAATGCTTACCCAACCTGTACTTGAGGTGTTATAAAAGCTATTGCCTGAATAAGGCTTATTCTCTATAGTACCACTAAAATAGTTAAAAACTCTATTTGGATTTGGGGGGCCTTCAGGCCAAAGTTGTTGGGTAATTTGATTACGTAAAAAGTCACCACCTACCTGCTCAAGAATATGAACAAAGTAGCCATCCTTAAACAGCTCCTCTCCTGCACCCCAAGTATTTGACAGTAGTCCATTACCTGCACCTATCCCTATACCATTACCTGTTCCTATCATACTACCAAAGGGCTACAATATTCTGCGCGTCTGTTCCTGTTGACATAACCTTAAGAACATGAACAGGTATAAATGAACCTGTAGGTACTCCTGTGAACTGAACAACATCACCGCCAACAGTCTGTACAGTTAGGTTACCCGCAAGCCCTACATAAAGGGTACAACCATTACTTGGGTTGTCAGCTTGTGAGTATATAGTGTAAGAAACACCGCTTGATACAGAGGTTGACCCTGAAATTTCTACATAATTAGTACCTACTAAGCCTGTAACAGTATAAATGTCGTTACCCGCAACAACAATATCACCTACCTTAACTCCTAGCTCAGGAAAGTTTTTAGTGCTATCCGCAAGAAGGACTCCGGGAGGTCCTGAAGCGTTAGTGGTTGTTCCTGAAGTTGCTACTGCTGCTACATTAGGAATGTTAATAGTGTCACTTGGAATTACTCCTAAAGCCCTTCCAACTTGTAATCTTTGATATGCCATTATTTGTTTTTGTTATAGGGGAACGCCCTGTTTAATGTATCCTTTCTTTTACCGCAGCCACAGTCTTTCCCTGTAACCTTCTCCACCTGCTGAACAACCTTCTTAATACCGGTTGCCTGAGTGAACTTTTCTATTGAATCTCCTAGTCCTCTTGATTTCATTTGGTAGTTGTATTGTTACTTTTTAATTATAGCTCCTAGGTGTGCTCCTACTTTGCGGTCCTTAATACATTGGTGCTCGTAAGACATTGAGTGGTCTCCACCGTATGCGTGGCCGTAGTCTTTCTTTGATATAGCCTTTGACTCATCACGTCTATCTTTCATTGACTGTGACTTCTTACCGTTCTTAGCTCCTAATGATTCATCTAATCTTGAATTGTAACCTTGCTTTTTCATAATACTATTATTTTATACAAAGATAGCTAAAAATTATTTTAAGTTGACTTAGCTTGTATTACTGTCCAATTAGTTCCATCAGACCATACTGCCACCCCATTGTAGGGTTTGTTAAGTACATAGTACGGGTCTCCATCAACCGTTTCAGGAACTATAGGTGAGACGTGAACCTTATCATTAGCAGTAACCGTTGAATTATTTACAATACGTATAACTCTATAAGGAATAGCGTCTGCGGCAGGTAGCTGAAATATATGAACACCTGAACCGCCTACCCAATCAAGGTCCACTATATTCCTATTACCTGTGTACACTGTAGTAGTGTCAGGACCTATAGTTATAAACTCAGGTATAAGCTTTGTTATACCATTCTCAATAATATAAGTGTCTACAGCCGAGCCTATATCCTCAATAGTATAAGCGTCACGCATAGCGTTAGCGGATACCGACCCTCTATTGGTGGTGTCTACAAATGATGCTACTCCGTGAAATTTTGTTCCCTCAGGTATATTAGTCATCTACTTCTTCTTTTTAGATACGTATGTACCGTTCCACACACTTGCTAGGTCATTAGTTCTCTTCTGCCACGCCTTATCAAAACCTGTCTTCCTAGGTCCTGCGTATGTTATTATTCCTTTTCCACCACCTTTTAAATCTTTTAACTTCTTCTTATTAGCCTTAAGCTCTGAGCTTAAAGCGTTTACCTTAGAGGATGCTGTGTCAGGGTTCGATAACTTCTTTTTTAAAGACTCTATCTTCTTACTCACTCTAGTTAATTTATTCTGCTTACTAGGTTGTTTCATAATTACTATATTTGTAATTACAAATCTACAAAATTAAATCGAATGAATAATGACTACCTAAAGTATTGGAGAGTAATACGATACTTCATAAAAGCTAAGTACGGCCTAACACAGTCAGACCTTGATGTAATATTATTCTTAAACTCAGAAGGATACTTCACTAAGGATAAGTTCAATGAGTTTGATGAGCTACTAAGTTGGGAGGATAAAAGGTTTGACAGGCTACACGCCAAGGGATGGATACAGACCTTCAGAAAACGTAACGGCCCTACCAAGGCGGTATACGTTCTGTCATACAAGGCTAAGAGAGTGTGCACCTCTATCTATAAAAAACTAAGTGGGGAAGAAATCCCCACTAGCCAATCAGCAAACCCTATGTTCGCTAAGAATGTTAAATACACCGATAAGGTGTATCGAAATTTTATAAAGAATCTAAATAAGTCTATACGACAACAACGACATCGTGCTCCTGAATAATAGTAAACTGCTCGTCCTCAATGAACATGGTGTAACCCGTTCTGCTGTCATAGTAAATCGTGTCTCCCTTATTGATTACAGTTACGTCAGTACCCGACTCAGCGACTGTTGCTTTCTTGTATCTTATACCATCGACATCATCTCCTGAGAGAAGTAGTCCTGACTTGGTGGTTATCTCTTCCTTAACCTTTTTGATTGCAATATATTTTCCTATTGGTTTCATTTAGTATCCTGTTAAAAGTTTAAGTACATCGTCAATAGCTTTGTGCCTGTGGTTGTCCTCTAGGATAACCTTGAACACATGGTCGCTATCTTTTATCTTTGCAAGCTCTTGTATCGCTGAGTTGTTTACATCCCCTAGGTCAATCTGTTGATTGTCCCCGCAGAAAATCATTATCGAGTCCTTCCCTAGCCTACCTAGTGCCATACGCAACTGCGCCTTGGTGAGGTTCTGAAACTCATCCACTATAACCACAGCATTGTCAAAGGTGCGTCCACGGAAGTGTGCTAGTGACACTAGCTCAATCTCCTCCTGCTCAACCATCTTAGCTATCTTGTCAGGCTTGTTATACACCTTACGCATGTTAGACATAATAGGTACAAGCCACGGCTCTAGCTTCTCCTTCTCGTTGCCGGGCAGGAATCCATTGTCCTCAGTGGCGATGGTTGGCCGAGTAATGATTATCTTATTGTACTGACGCTTGAAGAACATATCCAAAGCCACTTGTACAGCAAGGAGGGTCTTTCCCGACCCTGCCTTACCTACAACAAAGCTGAACGCATGAGCTATAATATTCTCCTTGGCCTTCTTCTGCTCTGCCGATAAGCTTACGTTAAACCGTACATTCCCCTTTGGGGGTGTCTTCTTCTTGTTGTCCATTACTTGGTCTCATAGCTACGTGCCATTGTCACAATAGCGTTGGTGCTGAGAAGTGTGACAGCTACTGACACAGCATTTTGAAGCGCACTCTTAGTAACCTTCATTGGGTCAATAACGCCCATGCTCATTAGGTTACCGTGCTTGCCATTTTTAACGTCATACCCGTACCCCTTTTTCGGTTTATCCTCACTATACATTTCATAGTAACTAAGACCCGCGTTCTCAAGAATTGTTTGTGCAGGAGCTTTTAAAGCTATCTTAAGCATCTCATAGGCAGAGAACTTGTCAGCACCCCACTCATGATTCAGTTCGATGTTCTCGGCAATGTAAGCTAAAGACATACCCGCTCCCGGTAGTATACCCTCGACGGTAGCTGAGCGAACTGCGCATACAGCATCGTCAACACGGTCATGCAACTCCTTCTGCTCTAGGTCAGTGTTACCACCTACGTATATAACGCCGATTCCGCCCGTTAGAGACGCTATCCTAGACAGAATGAACTCTTTCTCATCCTTACTCATTGAAAGCTCGTGAGCGTCCTGTAATTGCTCTACACGCTCCTGTATAGATTCTTCTGACACCACCTCATCATCCTTGATGACAATTGTTTGGTTTCTACCCACGATAACCTTCTTGGCTTTACCCAAGTCATCCGCGGTAATTAAGCTCAGGTCATCACCCGTCTTCTCACTGTAGTAGGTAGCCCCAACAGACAATGCAATATCATTCATCAGCTCGTGCTGCTTGTAGCCAAAGTTCGGCGGCTGTATCACGCATATCTTTAAGCCGTTCTTCATTACGTTAGCGGCCAACGTGTTTACCACATTAGTAGAGCATGGCGCAATAATAAGCAGCTTGCTGTTGTTAGTAATGATAGGCTTGAGAACATTCTCAATCTGTAGCACGTTACTTATCTCAGCGTCACTAACCAAGACATAAGTATCCTCGAGTATGCACTCGTCCTTCTTGTGATTGTTAATGAATAAGTTAGAGGTATAGCCCCTGTCAACCTTAATACCCTTAGTAGTCTCGTAGTAGGTCTGAGCAGTCTGACTGCGCTCAACGGTAACGATACCATTTGAACCAACCTCCTTATACACGTCAGCAATAATCTTACCAACCGCAGGGTCATTGTTAGCCGATATAGTAGCTACACTAGCTAGCTTCTTATCAGTAACAGGCTTACTCATTTTCTTTAACTTGTCCACAACATGACTAGTTGCTTTAACTAGCTCCCTGAAAACAGCAGTTTTATTATTATCTTCATCAATGCATAAAACACCTGCGTTTACCAAAGCCTCAGATAGAACAATAGCTGTAGTCGTTCCATCACCCGCAGATACAGCAGTCTTCTCCGAAGCCTCCTTCATGATTCTGACTGCTAGATTCTCCACAGGGTCAAGCAAAGCAATTGACTTCGCTACAGTTACACCATCCTTGGTGACAGTCATCCCATGAGTATGTTCTTGTGATTCAATAAGCACCGTGTTACCTTGAGGACCAAGTGTGCTCTTCACAGCGGTAGCAATTTTATCTAAACCGCTGAATAGTTTTTCTCTACCTTCCTTATCGAAGTGTAAATCTTTCGGAGTGTATCCTGTTTGATTCATTGTTATTTGATTTGATTTCACACAAAGATAGTAAATCTTTTTTAATAAAGTAATAAACTATTGATTCGTTAGGGTCGCTCTATATATATATATATAATATATCTCTCTCTCTCTTTTTTTATTCACTACAAATTAAGTAAAAAGTTATCATTATTATCAAAGTAATTGATAACCAATATTTTACGTTTTTAAAGTTGTCATTAAATCATCATAATATTAACTATTTATGACGACTATTGTCAAAGCATAAACAAAAAAAGAGGGGATAACCCCTCTCTTACGAATTGAAAGTCACTACCCAATCAATTCAACCATCAAACACAATGATGTTATTTGCCGAACATGTTGCGCATATCCTTACGCATTTCAGCTTTTTCTATTCCGTTAGCAATAACATTTGCCTTCTCGTTCATCTTTACAGCCTTGCGAATTTCTGAAGCCTCTTCAATACCGCTTTTACCTGTTGGTCTATCATTAATCAATCGACCGTCCTTTACTTTTAATCCACTATAGTTCATCCCTGAAAATTTTTATGTGTATACTAATTAATCCTAAATATAAAATGTACTCCGAGAAGTTATAATCCTTATCGTTTGGGTATATACCAAAGCCTAAGCAAAAACCTATCTTAATTCTATTCTGTAGTTCTATCTCATACATGGGGTAAAGATACAAAAATTTTTAGATATGTGTAGGTTGTGGGTTCCCCCCCGCCGCACGCGCGCGCACCCTCGAACGAAACCGATTTTTTTTTCAAGGGTGGGGGTGTGCTTTTGTCCTGCGCATGTGGATTTTTTGACGTTTTGCTACGCGTCCCCGTCCCCCGTCCGTCCGTCCCCCGTCCCCCGTCCGTCCACGTTTTACGTGTTCCGTTATAACGGATTCTACCGCGTATTCACTGCGCTCCATGTCTTTGCCCCAAAGACAAATCTCAATATTGCATATCAGCACATAAGAGATTGCCCCCGCCCGACCAAATTAGCCCCAAATAAATTGCCCCAAATACACCGCGCTGCATATTGCGTGTTTACTGCGCTTGTACAAATTCTGTCAAAATAATGTATAAATAATCTGCATATAGTTTT